TTCAATAAACTTAAATTTAATATCTTGTTGCTTCTTTTCTTTTTCAATCCTACGTAGAAAAGCAAAATAGCAAATTTGAGTGAAGTAGGCGAAGGCGTTTGGTGTACCAGTTCTAGTAGTTGCGTTAGGATTATAGTTGTTGATTGCTCGTAAACAATTCTCTACTGCGTCCATAACCATTTCTTCTCGATATGTGTATCGAATGAAATTGACTTTGTGTGACAAGCCTTCGGCAATCTTAAGAAAGCAGTCTGCTATGTAATTTGGTACGATTGGGATTGGTTGTTCAGATTCCTTAGCCACTGTAACACGATTGACGTATTCTACAATGGCTTCTCCGAACTTCTTGTTGTCCACGTAATGGGGACGAGCCTTGGGTTCCATTCACTTCACTCCGATATAAACGTTGTACATGATATATTATAACACATAATGCAGAAAAAGAACAGGTTTATTTTAAAAATATTTTTTGATCTAGCCCTGTACTACTAGTCAATTATGGATTAGAATATATCTACCACCTCAGGGGTACAGTATAATATATTAATGGTACATCTTCTTATTTAATGTATCTTCTGGTTCAGGATCTGGTTCGGTGTCAAGTAATTCTGGATGCTCTGCATCAGCTTGACTACCCATATGAATACTATCATCTTGTTCGATATTACTCATCATATTATTGTAATACTCAGCAACTGTATCGTCTACGATCGCTTCAGCGATTACATGAGTCTTATTAATCATAAACTCTTGATTGTCAGCAAATCCCATCCAACGAGTAAAGAAGTTAGCTTCTCTAGCTAATCCATTAGAAACGAATTTCTCTTTAAATACTTTAAGAGGATTGCGAACTAAATACTCGACTTGATCTTCACCAACAACTTCTGTTAGGAGTTCATCTCCAGAAACCAATTTTATTTGGCGAATATCTCTTGGTAAGTATTCTGTCATTTTGTTAACTGTACCTCGTGTATTTTGTAATTAAACTTCTCTTTAGTATATAACTGGATTCTAATTCCAGCATGTACTAATGTATAATTCTTTTTAGTCTTCCAATGCAAATCATCGCAAAGGTCGTATAAAGTACAATCTCTTCCATCATCCGCTTTTCTTAAACCACGACCAATTGATTGCAATACTTTAATTTGTGATTTACTAGGTGAAGCGAATATAATATTATGGAGGTTTTTAATATTTATCCCTGTTGAGAATGTACCTAAAGACGCTACGATAATCGCGTTCTTTTCTTTCTCCGTAATTCCACGAATAGCTTCACGATCCGCAACATCAGTCTCGCCAGATACATAGAATACTTTTCTATTTTCATCTGCTGATTCTCTAATTAATTTAAATAATGGTTTACCATGTTTCTCAACTAAATTAAACAATACTAATGTATTGCCCGTTTGATCTAATGCAAGATTCTTAATAAAGTTATTTCGTTTAGGATGTGATACAATAAAGTCTATCTCTTCAGAATATACTTTATCTTTTACTGATTTACATTCTTCATCACTGTATTTTAACACTAACGCCTGAATATTTAATTGAGCGAGTTTATCGTCATCCATCAAAGCTTTAGTAGTAGTTACTTGATAAACTGGACCAAACAAACCCTCTAAAACAAGTCTATGTGTAAGTGTACCATCTAACGTACCTGTTGTACCAACTCTATACGGACAATCAGTTAACTTCTCCATAATAGATGTTAATGATTTAGCTTGGAATGTATGTGCTTCATCGCCAATCACCATACCAAATTGTTCAAACCATTGTTTAGGCATCTTATAAATCGATTGCCATGTGGTAACTACTATTGGAGAGATAGGATCTTTCTCTTTACCTGAATATATTTTATGGATCCACTTATCAGAGAATGCACCATCGTTCTGTCCATAGTTCATAAAGTCAGAAGATAACTGCTCTACTAATGATGTAGTTGGTACAATGATTAAAGCACGTTTATGCTTTTGTGCAAGATACATTCTCATCATAATGTAGATGATTAATGACTTACCAGATCCTGTAGGAGATAACAACATTCTTCGCTTATTTTGCAAAGCTATAGTTGCTGCTTGTATTTGATAATCGTATGGAGGAAATGGAAGATCGAGTTCTTTATTGCAAAACTCTAATACGTCTGACTGACATATCTTTTCTATTTTAGAAAGGTTATCACCTTCTAATTCGTAACCACGTTCTTCAGCAAAGTGTTGTAGGTGTGAATATAAACCTGCATATAATCCATGTGTTCTTAGATCGAATAATCTAATCTTTCCATCCCACATTTTATTTTTAAATGCAGGCATGAATTTATAACCTGGAACATAAAAAGTAAAGTAGTCTGCAAGTTCTTGACGTACACCACCGTCACATTCTATTTTAATATAGACATCATTAACTTTACGAACTACAATTTTATCCATTATGCACCGGAAGTAAACTGTCGCCATTTTATCATATTACTGATAGTCTGATGGCGCCATGTAATGTTTGAAACTATTTCAGATAGAGTATCTATCATAGTTTTCCAATACTCAATCTGAGCTTGGAGTGTTTGAATTTGTGGATCACTTTCATAGTAGTAATCCATATCAGATTTCATTGGTTTAGTCAATCCATCGAATGGATCATAGTCCCAGCCAAGTTCGTCCATTTTAGACTTATCCATTTTACCATTGTACCACATGAACTTATCTTTTAATAAACGTTTCAATTCATGTTCTTTGCGATTCTTTTGTAATTTTGAAAGCGACAAAAGTTCCACGTATTTAGCGTGAAGCTTAGGTGTTTCTTTAGAAGATTTGTCGAGTTCGAATTCTTCAATCTCGCAATCTTTCTTCCATTGTTCTAGTACTTGTTCAAGTGTTAACATAATAAACTCGCGGGTAAAATTAATAGGCTTTATTACCTATTATATCACAAAATTAATAAAAAGTAAACTATGGTTTTGTAGTAGATTCTGCGTAACTTTCAAAGGTAAAATAATCATATCTAAATGTTACATCTACTTGTGCGTAAGAAATATCGGCGTCCTGCACGTTAAAACTAATTGATCCAATGTTAGTTGGAAATGCATTACGGAATACTACTTTAGCATTAGGATTGTTTTTGCTTGATAAAATATAAACAGCAACATCATCATACTTATCTTCTGAGTTAGGAGATTTTACAGATCTATTTAACCAGTCAATAACTTCGATATAGTTTTCCATGTTCTCAGCGACTAACATAGTAACTGTTAATGGTTCATATTGTATCTTATCGCCAGGATAGTAAACATCATTCTGCGGTCTAGCAACAAGTGTCTCTTGCACTGTTACAGAAGGCATTATAAAGTTTTGGCAAAAATACGATACGTTTGGTGCTCTATAGAACACCATTCTAAAACCATCTGAAATGGCTAATGGATTTTTATTTAATGTGGTTGTCATAATACTATTTATACATCTCTAAATGAAAAAAGAGGGACCGAAGTCCCTCTCTTATGATACTACTTAATCCTAAGATTAAGCGTTGTCCAACAAACCAGATACTTTGAAAATACGGAAGTATTGGTTAGCACGGTTTGCACCAGTGTCGTTACCAGGTGTTGAACCAACGAATGGGTTAGCAACCATACCGTAACGAGTCTTGAAACCAATCTTAGGTTGGAAAGTACCTTGATCAACTGCACGAACCATTGTCAATGGAACGTATGGGCAGTAGAACATACCAGCGTCGTATGGGTTTGTACCACGATAGCCAACGTTAACATAGTCAACAGTTGCATATGGATCGATATAAACCTTGATACGGCCCATCAATGTACCAGCAAATGTGTTGCCAGTGTCATCAACTTGTAGGCTTGTTGCCAATGCTGGAGCGTAGTCCAATACACCAGCAGCTGCAAGAGCTGTTGCAACATCTGATGAACAGATGATGAAGTTACCCTTACCACGGCGTGTTTCTTTAGCGATTTGGTTAGCTTCACGATCTAACTGAACTAACAAACCTTTAAACTTCTCAACTGACCAACGGCCATCAGCATCAGTAACCAAGTTAAATGTACCAGCTGAAGTAATGTTAGCTGTTTGAGCACCTAACTTAGCTTTAACGTTGATTGTACGGATAACTTCACGGTTGATTTCAGCAAGAATTTCTGCTGAAAGGATGTTAGCCAATTCAGTTTCAGCGTCAAGACCATGTACTGCTTTAAGATCTTGTGCCAATTCCATTGTGTACTCAGCCTTCAAAGCACGTGTACGAGCTGTTACAGTTGCTTTTTCGATTGAGAAAGCCATTTGACCGAATGCGTTAGTACCTGAATCACCAAGTGCTTCGCCTTCAGCTGTAGTCATACCAGCACCAACGCCGAATGGATCAGCAACAGTGTCAGTATTAGCGTCTGTACCAGGCAATGATGAAGAATCACCACCGTGTGTACCATTCTTAGGAGTACCTGTGCCACCATTGAATGATGAGCTAGAGAAGTCTGTATCAGCTTCGTTAAACAATGCTTCTGCACCGTTCTGAGCTGTGTAACGTGACTTCATTGCGAAGATCAAACCTGTTGGGCCTGACATTGGCTGTACTGAAGCAACATCGTAAGCCATCAAGTTAGGCATAGCACGACGAACTAAAGAGATCAAAATTGGATCCCAGTTAGATACGCCAGCACCAGTTGCGTTTGCGTGAGCAGCTTCTGTCATGTAACCGGCTTGAGCACGCTCTTCTTGAAGAGCCTTCTCTTGGTTTTCCAACATAACGGCTGTAACAGCACGCTTGTATGGATCTTTAATTTCTGGTAGGTCAGCGTGATTAATCACTTCTGCCCATTTTTGTTGCGATTGTTCTGCTAAAAACATTTTATGTTTCCTTTATTTCTTTGTACGGGAGATGGCAGCCATGTAAGCTGACATACGTGGTGATGTAGTAGTTTCTTCTGTTAAAGAAGTATCTTCATGAATTTCTTCTTGTGAAGTTGTAACCTTAGAGAAGTGAGCTTCTTTAACGATTGAAACTTTCTTAGCGAAAGACTCAGCGTCATCAAAGTCAATACCTTCAACTAATGAGTGAAGCTTTTCAGCCTCAGTAGCAACTAAACCTTCAGAAGCTTCAGCAATGATTTGTGCACGCTTTAGAGTTTCTAGCTCTTCAGCCAACTTAACTGATTTCTCAGTAGTAGTTGTTAGTTGCTCTTCAAGTTCATTTACTTGAGAAGCCAAATCATCAATTAGATCTTCCTTACCTTGTGGAACTTCAATATAGTGCTCAACGAACACTTGTTGAAGTTGAGTCATGAAGCTTTCAGCGATCTCAGTACGAATACCTTGCTCAACTGCCAACTCATTCTCTTCCATCCATTGCTCAACAACGTAGTTAAGATAACCATCGATTTTCTCAACTAATTCTGAACGAATAGATTCTACTTCTTCTGATAATTCAGAGATGTACTTTTCCTCAAGCTTTACTTTTTCTTCATGCAAGCGTGCTGAAAGTGCAGCCTCGAAAAGTGTAGTTGCTTTCTCTTTAAATTCCTCTGAGAGATTAGCATCAGATTCAACAAGAGCTTTTAGGTCTTCTTGAACTTGTTCTTCGCTAATAACAACTTCTTTCTTTTCTTCAACTACTTCTTCAACTTCTTCATTGAAAAGGTGAGAGTAAACTGCTTGAAGGTCTTCCTTTTTCATGCCAGACAATTTTTCAACAGCGGCGCTGATAATGCCAGACTTTGTCTTAGGTACTGGAGCTTGTGAAGTTGTTGCAAGTTTTTTAGGCTTGTCATCTTCAAAGTCAGAACCCTGACCAAACGTTGCGCCTTTAGCGTCACCTTTCATACCAGGTGCCTGCGCTTCGTCTAGTGTGTCCTCAGAAACTTCAACTTTGTCATCGAGTTTCACATCATCAAGGAGCTGTTCAGATTGTTGGATGTCTTTTTCTTGTGACATTCAAATCACTCCTTAGTGTTAAAGT